CCTTTGCCTGATGTGATTAGTCGTGTAGTTTGTATCATATAGGGAGGACACATTTCCTCCCTTTTTTTGTATCTATTGCTACGCTAAATGTATAAAAATCATTTATAAATGGTATTATAAATATACTTTCGTTTTATATGTAAGATGTACTTAGTGGTGTATCTGTGGTGTCTTCAGAGTATCTGTGGGGTGTATTTACTGTGATTTTAATGTGTCTGGGAGTCGTGATCTTAGCGTGCAGTCTATCACCTTCTCGGAGAAATGTCAAGGGGGCGGGCATAAGTTTTCGTGGGGATTGACATGCGTGTTTTATCAGTCGTGCTTATAAATAACAGGTGGAAGATTGACAATATCTCTCAGGCAGTCTATACTATCTAAGTCACACCAACGGAGTCAATCATGTCAGTCGTTTACAGTCAGGCACAGAAGCAACGTTATAGAATCACTCTGGAACTTGACGTGCTCGGTGACTTCGATCCTCATCAGATTTCATGGGAGGATATTTTTGACCTCGGTGGTGATGAACAGGTCGAGGCATATGTAGAGGATCTGAGTGTACCTGTCCGTTGGTAGATTAGCAGTCCTAGCTAACAGTCACTCTGCGTGGTGTTATTGACAGTCTCTGCGTGATGTGGTAGACTCTCAGTAACACCGTGATCCACAGTGTTTGGGGGCGGCGTTGTTGTTATGCGCGGCGGCGTGATAAAAAACGCTAACTACCCTAACCTACAGAGGTGACAGATCGACCTGGATATATAAAGCGGATTGCGAATCCATTTATAATAAAAAAATCGCCCAGAAATTTTTATGACTGATAAGGTTTATCACATCTATGCGAAAAAGGAATGTTTATATAACAATCTAAATGAGGAACAGTTTAATAATACATGGGAAACCCTCAAGGGAATGGTTGGTCTAATGAAGACTGATTATGAACTTGAGGATTTGTCATATGAGGAATGTATTCGCGCCAATGGAGTTGGTGCGGCAAACACTACAGAACCAGAAGGGTGTGATTCTTATTGACACACTACATAATACACGTTATACTTGAACTGAAGTAACCAACACGTTATGGCAAAAGGATTTACAGTAAAGGCGAATGCGCCCACTAAGAAGAAAGAAGAGTGGGACATTGCAGCAATCAAAGAGCGTATGCGAGGCAAGACGATTGTCTTCTGTCTCCCAGGTCGTGGATGCTCTTATGTATTTTTGAAGAACTTCGTACAGCTGTGCTTTGATATGGTACAGTCTGGCGTTGCGATTCAGATTAGTCAAGACTATTCGTCGATGGTTAACTTCGCACGTTGTAAGTGTCTTGGTGCAAATGTGCTGCGTGGACCGAAGCAGATTCCCTGGGATGGAAAACTGCAATATGATTATCAACTGTGGATTGACTCGGATATTGTCTTTGACACGAACAAGTTCTGGCAGTTGTGTGACCTTGCTCTGCCTGCTGAAGGAGAAGAGAAGGAAGTTGTTGCAGGATGGTATGCCACAGAAGATGGGTCAACAACATCTGTCGCACACTGGTTGGAGGAAGATGATTTCCGCAACAATGGTGGTGTGATGAATCATGAGACTGTAGAGAGCATCTCGAAGCGACGCAAACCATTCACCGTGGATTACACAGGTTTTGGATGGGTACTGATCAAGAAGGGTGTTTTCGAGAGTCTGGAATATCCCTGGTTTGCACCTAAGATGCAAGTCTTTGAGTCTGGTGCAGTACAAGACATGTGTGGAGAGGATGTCTCCTTCTGTCTGGATGCAAAGGAAGAAGGATTTGATATCTGGTGCGACCCACGGATTCGTGTTGGTCACGAAAAAACTCGTGTTCTTTGAGGTATAGATTATGGCAGCAATGAAAGGTGGCGGTTACATTGAGGGTCGCCCGAAAAAAACTCGTCAAGGCTCGGGTAAACACACTAAACTATCCGCGACTTCTCGTAATGGTTCAAAGAAACGTTACAGAGGTCAAGGTCGTTAAAAGTTGAGTTTACCTACATACCTTTGTATGGTTTATCCGGGAAGCTCTAGGTTCCAATAGGTTAAATAAGGGAAGATACGAAATATTAAGTATGCCCTGTTTGATTGCGAATCTACCTTCCTATGAGGTATGGGTAAGAAAAGAATATCTCACTGATCATCAAAGTGGTCATGGTGAGTTTGTAAAGGGCGTCTGGGTGTCGGTTAAATCGATACCTGGGCGTGCTTTTTATTTTGAGACATACTTACCTGAGTATGCTGCAATGTATGATAAGTTACCTATCAGTGCATTTGTTTCTTCACCAGAGAAACCATCACCTGATATGGAGTTACATAACCTTCAGTTCTGGAACTGTATGGATTATGGCGTAACTGTTGTTCAGAAGCAGTTTATAGGTAGTATGCATTATGAGTGCTTTACAAGGGACTATGGACCCCAGACAGGGACATATATCTGCACGATTGATAACTACCATCAAGATCCTGATGCAGTTGATTATGCAACGTCCGAGAACCCCTCGGAACATAAGTCACATAACCTGATTGAGCTTGATAATGGGCAGTTTGCACTGTATCCAAACAACCGAACTCGTATTTTTGACAACTCACTCACTCCTGAGACACCAAAAATCCCAGATTTCAAGGTTTCGACCGTATATTACCAAGTTGAGAACGGTCATGACCGCGATGGACTCGGAAATGATGAGAATTATTTCTGGAAAACTGCCAAAGAGCGCAAAAACGAAGAAAATTTACCGGAATTTTAGAAAAATGAACGATTTTTTAGACAATTTGGGCAATGATCAGCACCAAAAGATGCTTCGTGAGATCTCAAACGACAAGTTGACCCCTAAAAAGAGCGATAAGATCAAAGAAAGTGAAATCTTCGACCCTGAGAGCGATCCAGAACCGCTTTTTGGGTGATAAATAACTCTTAATCATAGTATTTTTGTATAATCAATGCCTTTAGAGAGGGTAAGTCAAGGATTTAAGGATATTAGTGCGACATTTCAGACTAATCCTCTGAATGATGACCTTATTACGATCAAAAATGAGACTGCAATCGCACGATCTATCCGAAATATTGTTTTTACCCTCCCTGGTGAGAAGTTTTTTGATGAAGATTTTGGTTCAAACATCTCTAGAGCACTTTTTGAGAATATTGATGATATTTCAGCTAACTTGATTCAGGATCAGATTAGAGAATCAATCACAAACTTTGAACCAAGAGTTAGATTACGTAATGTAATCACAAAACCTGATTTTGATAATAATGCGTTTGATGTTTCAATCATATATGACATTATTGGTATTAATGTGCCAGCACAAGAATTAACATTTGTTTTGCAGCAAACTAGGTAAACATGCCACTAGCAAACTTCTCAAATCTTGATTTTAATCAAGTCAAAACCACTCTCAAAGACTATCTAAAGTCAAATTCCAACTTTACGGATTATGACTTTGAAGGATCGAACTTGTCAACGATCATTGATGTGCTGGCGTACAATACTTACATCACCTCATATAACGCAAATATGGTTGCGAATGAGGTTTTCATTGATAGTGCAACATTAAGAGAAAATGTTGTTGCTTTAGCAAGAAATATTGGATATACTCCAAGGTCAAGAAAGGCAGCGCGTGCCACGGTTAGTTTTTTTGTTGATACATCAAATATTACTCCAAATCCAGTTTCGATTACACTCAAAAAAGGACCTGTTGCAGCTACATCGGGCACCTTTGGTACTCAATCATTCATTTTTTCGATTTTAGACGATATTACAGTTCCAGTATTTGACGGAATTGCGTCTTTTGACGATATTCCGATTTATGAAGGATCTTTGTTATCAACTAACTTCACATTCAGTTCGAGAAATCCATTCCAAAGGTTTACTTTACCAAATTCGGGAGTAGACACTTCTCTGATCTCTGTTACAGTCAAAGCAAACGAAGAATCAACACAATCAGTTAAATATACCTTACAAGAAAATCTTTTTTCCGTCAAGTCAGATTCAAAAATCTATTATCTTCAGGAAATTGAAGATGAACGTTATGAACTGCTTTTTGGTGACAATATCTTTGGTCAAGCACTGGAAGAAGGTAACTTTGTCACCGTAAACTATATTACCTCATCAGGTGACGGTGGAAATGGCGTCAACTCTTTTGCATTCGCTGGCAGATTGACCTATACAAGGAACTCTATTGAATATAACGTAACTTCTGGTATCTCCCTACTTACAACAGGTTTACAGTCCTCTGGAGGCGAATCTATCGAGTCTGTGGCGTCAATTAAGAAGTATGCACCACGCATCTATGCATCTCAAAATAGAGCCTTGACTGCTGATGACTATGAAACTCTAATCCCATCTAGAATCTATCCAGAAACTGAATCTATATCTGTATTTGGCGGTGAAGAACTGATTCCACCACAATATGGAAAGGTATTCATCAGTATCAAACCTAGATTTGGTGATTTCTTACCAAACCTAGTAAAAGAGAATATCAGAAACAGACTTAAAAAGTTTGCCGTTGCCGGTATCGTTCCAGAGATTCTTGATCTTAAGTATCTTTATCTTGAGGT